CGCACACGGGGCTGAAGGTCGCAACTTTGTGTACCGACAGGCTGCTATACGTGATCATGCTGATCGTCTGATGAATGAAGCCGCCGCTGCTATTAAGCGGCACACAGACTCTGGGCTTGATGAGGAGCTGATACACGCCGATCAAATCATGATCTTGGCTAATGAGTTCTTGATCGCCGCCCGCGAAGGCGGGACCGTTCTGGGGCAGGGACTCCGGGCTCAAAAGCGTATTGCAGGTGAGGGAGTTATTCCCGACGCTCGCCCGAAAGATGTCACGAGTGTTAAGGCTGACGACGCGGCTGGAGGCCGTGAAGGCATTGATCGCGTCATGCCAGAAGATATGTACCGAGGCGATTCACCCGAAGCAGTGGCGACTCGTCAAGCCTACTTTGAAGCCGTGGGCGGAGGCAACATTGAACGCGGCAGGAAGGCAATGAAACAGCGAGCCACTACGCTTAAGAACATTAAAGATGCCCAAGGCAGTGCCGCCGCTGTAAAGGCCGCAAAGGACTTCGCTACCAAGCCTCAAATGCTTGTGGAGTATTGGATGAACTCCATTCTCTCAGGGCCTTTGACGCACATGGTCAACATGACCTCGAACACAATTAACACGTTATTCCTGCCCTTTGAGAAAGCATTAGGCAACGCCGCTACCTTCCAGTTCAAGGAAGCCGGTGAGAGCCTGAAGATGTACGCCCACCTCCACAGCCAGTTCTCTGACGCGTGGACGGCGGCTACTACGGCTTTCAAGGATTGGGGAGACGACCTCGACAACCTTACGATCATGGATACCAACACGGGCTTTAATCGAGCAATCTCGGCCCGCAATCTAAAGGTAGACCCTGACTCTGTAGGCGGAGCGGCTATCGACTTTATTGGTAAAGCCTTGAACTTGCCTAGTCGGTTCTTGATTGCCGAAGACTCCTTCTTCAAGCACCTGAACTATCGGGCCACGGTTCGAGCCGGGCTCTTTAAGGAAGGTGCTCAGCAAAATAAGATTGGTGCAGAGTTGGCTGAACATGTCGAAGGCGGCATGGACACCATGATCAAGGACAGTCAGTTCTACTCTCACAAGAACGTAAGGCTTGCTGCTGATAAGTTTGCCCGAGATCAAACGGCCAACATGTCTCCAGGCCCTGAGCGTATTAAGGCTCACAAGTCTTATGTCACTAAATACATGGCTGACAACTGGGACGAGGAGCGAGGAGCCTTGGCACTGGCGGCCCGTCAGTACGGACGTGTGACCACGTACACTCAAGCCCTGAATGACCCCGACCGGGCTGGGCTTGTGAAGGCAGCCGACAAGTGGAACAACCTTGTCAACGACGTCCCCTTCTTGCGGATTGTTACGCCCTTTGTACGCACACCTACCAACCTCGCCGCGTTCTTCTTAGATCGCAGTGCTGGGCTGTTCGTGGAGCTTGGTAAATCAGGCTACAAAGGCTCCGTCAAGCATTGGCGTAGCTCTCAGAAGGAGATTGCACAAGCCATCCGTGAGGGCGGTGAGTCCCGAGCTGACGTCTTGGGCCGCATTTCCACCGGATCTATGCTGTTCTACGGGGGCTACCTTGCCTACAACTCTGGAACCCTTACAGGCGGCGGACCTTCAGATCCCCAACGCCGTAAGACTCTGGAGGCTACAGGCTGGCAGCCCTACAGTTTCCGAGTAGGTGATGAGTGGTATTCCTATCGTCGCTTTGATCCCTTTGCCTCCTTCTTCGGCACGGTCGCCGACATTGGCGAAGCGTTGAGAGAAGCCCCACCCGAAGAGAGCGGATCACTTGAGGCCCTGATGGGTGCTGTGATTACGGCGGCTGCTAAGAACGTCACGAATAAGAGTTATCTGACGGGCATGGCGCGCGTTGCTAACGTGTTGTCCAACCCGGATCGGTACGGCAGTGCTTACCTTGAGCAGACTGTGGCCTCTATGGTCCCCTTCTCCTCAGCGGCTGGGCAGACTTTCGGCAGCAGTGAGTTCAAGAAAGAGATCAGAAGCGTCCTCGACGCTGTTCGAGCCAAGTATGGCTTAACAGGCGAGACGGACTTGGCGTTCTTGGGCATTACTACTCGTGTTGAGGACCGCCGCGACATGCTTGGCGATAAGGTTGTGAGGCCTAGCTTGGCTCTCAATGCGTTGCCGATCCACTACTCGGAAGTCAACGACGACATTATCATGAATGAGCTCAGTGTCCTTGGGCACCAAAGTGCTTTAGGAGCTCCGCCTCGTGTAAGCAACGGCGTGGACATGCAGGCTTACACCAACTTCTCAGGCCAGACGGCCTATGATCGTTGGGCTGAGCTGCACGGACAGGTCCGTATTCGAGGTCGCAGCTTGAAGCAGACGCTTAAGAAGCTAATCAAATCAAGTAAGTATCAAGCCCTACCGCTTGAGGATCTCCAAGGCATGGGGAGCCCTCGTATGGCAGAGCTTCGCAAAGTTCTTACCAAGTTCCGAGCAGCCGCTCGGGAGCAAGTAATGCAAGAGTTTCCTGAGTTGGGGAACCTTGATAATCGCAACACACAGATCAAAGCATACCAAAGGGCTGGGCGAGACATCCAGTCATTGCTGGACTATTGACCGAGGTAACACCATATGGCTCTCACATACGTCACCTACACCGCAGTAGCGGCCCAGACAGATTTTGAATTCACATTTCCCTACCTTGACGCAACGCATGTCAAAGTATCTATTAACGGCGTTGCTACAACGGATTTTACAGTGGTGGACGCCAGCACTGATAAAATTGTTCTATCCAGTGGAGCAGCCGCAGGCGAAACCGTTAAAGTCCACCGAGAAACTCCAGGACGCACCGCTGACCTGTCTACATTGCTTGTAGACTTCCAAGACGGCTCGGTTCTGTCCGAGGCCGATCTGGACAAGGTTACTAACCAGCTTCTCTATCTCGCCCAAGAAGCTGAAGAAACTGGAGCCTCTAGTCTGCCTCTCGACTGGGATGGCAACTACCACGCACAGTCCAAACGGCTTAAGAACCTCAGCGGCGATGTCACCGGAGATAACGACGCTACCACGAAAGCTTACGTTGATGGCCTGAGCCTGTATGGGGGCAGCCTTGTTCTCCCACAGTCTTGGGCTTATCTAGGCAACGATTCGGGGTGGTCAAACGTCTCGGGAAGCGATTGGCAACTGACGCTAAGCAGTCCCACGCCTAACAGCGATAACCAAGATTTATTTGTAGTAGCCTTGAATGGCTTAACGCAGCGGCCCACTACTGACTTCACCATTACGCAAGTAGGTGAGTCGTACATTATTAAGTTGTTGGGGTGGACGGACAAAGCTGCCACGGACGTTATCAGTATTGCCAACTTCGGCGTTGCACGAACCTGGATCGACCAGCCGTTAAAATGCCCTACCCCGACTGATGTCGCCCTTACTGTTCAAAGGAACGCAGACGGTCAAGCCGCCAACCTGCAAGAGTGGGTTACTGAGGCGGCAACTCCTGTTGTCTTGGCGAAAGTTAATGAAGATGGCGATGCGACGTTCGTGGACGTAACGGCCACAGGTAACGCAGCGGTCACAGGGACCATGGGTGTTACAGGTGATGTAGCCGTCAACACGAATAAGTTCAACGTCACAGCTGCAAGTGGGAACACAACTGTCGCAGGCACAATGGGTGTTACAGGAGCTACCACTCTTAGCGGCACTTTAGCCGCAGGGCCTACGACAATTACAGGTGCTACTGCAATTACAGGTGCTACCGCAGTTACGGGCACTACAACATCGAGCGACAAGCTTACTGTGTCTTCCAACGGTGCGGATATTACCGGCAACCTGAACTTGTTGACTGGAGCATTGCAGTACGCAGGCGTAAGTGCGATGACTATCCGACAGATTACAACGGCTACCAGAGATGAGTCCGCAGGAGCTTCTTATACCGCATCCTCTTCCACTGATTTAGTTTACGGAATAAGTACGACTATCGTTCCTAAAACTACAGACTCTTACATACTTCTTATGTGGAGTGCCCGAGTTACAGACGCTGACACTAATCATAATAGCACCGGCTTTTCTGGATACATAACGCAGGACAACAGCAATGCCGCTAATACGGTGCATAATGGTACTTTACTTACGGATGTAGGAGGCCGAAGCACTTATTACACAGAACAGTCAGCCTTTGGGAGTACCACGAGTGCCTACAACTATACAACCATTACTAATTGGTTGTTGGTTCCCCCCGCAAATCATTCCACTGATTCAGTTAGATACGATCTTACAATCTCTAATAACTCCTCCGGCGAGTTAATCACTGCGTACCCAGGACTTTACTCTGACTTTATAGCAATCGAAATCGGTTAAACCCCAACAAGAAGAAGAAGAATCATGGTTACAACACTACCTAAAGCTGCCATTTCGGGGCTTGACACTACAGATAGCCCTGTGTTTGCAGGCATTAACGTCGGCGAGGACACCCTTACCGTGTACGATGAGGGAACCTGGACTCCGGTCATGAAGATCGGTTCGACGACGATTTCGACGTCTACCAACCACGCTAAGTTTACCCGCATCGGCTCCATCGTTTACTTCTGTGCTTACATTGCCTTTAACCGTGGAACCAACACGGGCGACGTAACTATTACTGGGCTGCCTGTAGCCGCGTCGGCGTCAGGAGTCGCCACACTTACTACGCTTTGCGGCAACTCAATTAACGCCACAAACCTTGTGGGGCTAGTTGCAGCTTCGGGCTCAACCCTTTCGTTGCATGTTAATTCCGCAGCTACTGGTGGAAGTCAGGCAAACATGTCGGCTACGCACATTGCTGCAAGCACCGCTTCTTCAATTAACTTCTCTGGCTTCTACTTCGTATAAGGCTCCACATGGAAGATTCCCGCGAGATCCTTCTGGCCCTTGGGCGCTTAGAAGGCAAAGTCGAATCCTTGCTTCATATGCAACGAGCCCACGACGAAGAACTAACCGTACTTGATAAGCGTATTCGGATATTGGAGCAAGGTCGCTCCGCTATCTTAGGAGCTGCTGCTGTCATTGGGTCCGTTGCTGCAACTGTTATTTCATTAGTATTCAAGGAGTGGTCATAATGGCTGACTTAGATAAGATCCTTTCCCAACTCCATCAGGGGATTGCTGAGGAGTTACTTGTTCGTGTCCAGTCAGGCGAGGCTACTGCTGCTGAGTTGACCGCAGCCATTAAGTTCCTCAAGGACAACGGCATCGACGCCCACGTCACCGAGGGCTCTCCGCTGTTAAATCTTGCGGAAATCCTTCCATTCCAAGACCCGGAGTCGCCGATAAAGTCGGTTGGATAACTCGTGTATGGATATAGATCCACGAATACAAGACTTCAGAAACTTCCTCTTCCTGGCTTGGAGTCAACTTAAACTCCCCGAGCCCACCCCGATCCAATACGACATTGCTGACTACTTGCAGAACGGCCCCCGCCGTATGTGTATTCAAGCATTCCGGGGTGTGGGTAAGAGTTGGATCACGTCTGCTTTCGTGTGCCACCAGTTACTTCTGGACCCTTCTAAGAACATCCTCGTGGTGTCGGCGAGTAAGACTCGTGCTGACGACTTCTCGACGTTTACGTTGCGGTTGATTGAGGACATGCCGATCCTCCAGCACCTTAAGCCCCGTGAGGGCCAACGGAACTCTAAGATTGCTTTTGACGTCGGCCCTGCTCCGGCGAGTCACGCCCCTTCGGTCACGTCTCGTGGGATCACCTCCCAGATCACCGGCCAACGTGCTGACCTGATTATCTCCGACGACAGTGAGAGCCTCAACAACTCGGCGACCATGGGAATGCGGGACAAGCTGGTCAGCTCCACTCGGGAGTTCGAGGCTGTCATTAAGCCCGAGGGTCGCATTGTCTTCTTGGGCACTCCTCAGACTGAGATGTCAATCTACACGTCTCTCCCAGAGCGTGGGTATGACGTCAACATCTGGCCCGCTCGCTACCCTGATGAGAAGACGGTGGTCAACCTTGGCAACCGATTGGCTCCTAAGATCCGTAAGTCTTTGGAAGAGAAGCCGGACTTGTCTGGTGAACCTACGGACCCGAAGCGTTTCGACGCTATTGATCTCATGGAGCGTGAAGCCTCTTATGGCCGGTCGGGCTTTGCCCTTCAGTTCATGCTCGATACGTCCCTCAGTGATCAGGACCGTTACCCCCTGAAGCTCAGTGACCTTATCGTCATGAATCTGAACCCTGATGATGCTCCTGAGAAGGTGGTGTGGGCGGCGTCCCCGGACTTGGTGGACAAGGAGCTGCCCAATGTCGGCTTCAATGGCGACAGGTATTATCGCCCTATGGCTACTCAGGGCGAGTGGCTGCCTTACAGCGGCTCTGTCTTGGCGATTGACCCCGCTGGTAGGGGTGCCGATGAAACGTCTTACTGTGTTGCCAAGATGCTCAACTCCCAGGTCTTCATCCTAGAGGCCGGAGGTCTTCAAGGCGGGTATGACGAGAAGGTCTTGAAGTCCTTATCCATGATTGCCCAGAAGCAGAAGGTCAATCAGGTAATCATTGAGTCCAACTTCGGCGACGGCATGTTCTCGGCCCTCTTGACCCCGGTCTTAGCTAAGATCCACCCCTGCACGATCGAGGAAGTTAGGCACAATATCCAGAAAGAACGCCGCATAATCGACACAATAGAGCCATTGCTCTCATCTCACCGTCTCATTGTAGATCGGAAGCTGATTGAGCAAGATTACCACTCAACTCAACACCTTCAGCCTGAAAAGGCCCTCAAGTACCAACTGTTCTACCAGATGAGCAGGATTACTCGCCAGAAGGGTGCCCTAGTCCACGATGACCGCCTCGATGTCCTGTCGATGGCTATTGGGTATTGGGTAGAGCAGCTCTCTGCCGACCGGGACCGGCTTATGACAGCCGCTAAAGAAGTGAAACTCCGCGATGAGCTGGAGAACTTCATGAAGAACGCCCTCGGTCGCCCTAAAAGGCCTACAACCTGGATGTAACTATGTGTGATGACCTCAGCTACCAAGAGGCATTAAAGCTCTTGAAGGCCTACAAGGCTTCATATTGCGATCTGGTCGCCCGATGCTACATCATCTGCCTGATCTACGAGAAGTATCTCCTGGATAAAGCCACCCACATCGACCTCGCCGAGGAAATGCAGGAGCTTTTAGAGTCACTACCAGATGAGATCATCACCGGACTGACACTAGACGACATCTTTAACAGCCCTGAGAGCCCCTCTGACGAAGAATCAGAGGATTGGTAGGCCCCAGCACCCCTAAATCCTAAAGTCCCTCCACCAGCCTCTCCGGCCCTCTCACAGGAAGACGTCGGTAGACGGTAGAGACGATCAACCACTCCCCTAAAATAGACGAAAAAAGATCAAGAATCTGGTCATTTAATCTTACGGGGGGAGCCTATGCGCTATATGATCTTAAGTATCTTAAAATACCTTAAGACCCTAAGAGTCTTAAAGACTCTTCAAGCCCCTTAATTAAAGCTATTTATTGACGTTGTTGACTATCTTAAGTCCACATCTGGATCTAATAGTACCTATAGGTACTTATAGATCATTATGCTCTGTAGATATCCCTAGATTCCTGAAGGAACACCCCCATGGCAGATCGAACTAAGATCATCTCCTCTGGTCGAGGAACGTCCACCTTTAACTTCACAGTCAAGAAGGGTCAAAATGACTCCACAAGACCCCGGACCAATAAGACCAACCAACGACTCCGTAGTAAAGTCCACAACAATAAGGCCTATGGGCCTGAAGACCGAATGCTTGCTGTAGACCCCATGCGACTTAAGATCCGTAAGGTCCGGTAAGATCCTATGGGTGCACTAGACCGTAGGCTAGTCGTCGTGACATGGCTCGATATTACAGGCCACGAACGACCCTGGCATGAGGCCGAAGAGGCTGAAGGTCTAAGACCCGCTGAAATTACGTCTTTAGGACTTCTGGTCGCTGAGAATGATGAGTACATCACAGTGGCCGGAAGCTGGGAAGATGACGGTTGCCTTTTAGGTAACGTCAACTGCATACCCCGTGGGGTCATAAGGAGCTTGAAGACCTTTGGTAACACTGCTGCTCTGGCCCCGGTTGATCCTACTGGCTGATATGCCCTATATGGTGCTTTGTTGACCTTGGGATCTTTAGGCACAAAAATCTGAGGGGCTTACGTATATCGTAGGTCTTTGAGTTGTCCCCGGTAGGGGCCCTTGATTGCCTCATAAATCAGCCACACCCTACCCCATTACATCGTTTACACTACCAATAGACAGCATCTGATCAGGACCACCGATCCTATGCTATGCCAGATCCAGCCAGCACGCTGGATGGCTCAATCGGCCACCTCTCTTTGAGGTGGTCTTTTTGCGATCTGATTATTTCTTGGATTATCTGGCGGATAGGACTTGGATTGGACGACAAGGGACTGTAACATCCTATGCAGATCGGCAACGTATGCCGGACTGGATGAAACACCCAACAGGAGAAACACCATGCCCCCTACACTTGAAGAACTAACCACCATGAAACACGGTGAAACAATGAAGCGAGCAGGATCAGACAAGAATGGAAACAAGTGCACACTCATGATTTCACGGTGGACTGATGATCCACAGGAAGCGTTCGCTGTTGCTATCTGCTATGGCGGGCCAACGCTGGGCGATTCCTACATCGTCAAGCGTGCATACAGCACCGCAGCCGATACGCTGGACTGCCTCGACCACTACTTCAAAGTATCCACTGACTGAGCCCCTTTACAACAGGAGAAACACAATGCCAAGTAAACGATGGACCCCAGAAGAGGAGCAGGCAGTCTGCACGCTCTACGTTTCAATGATCCACATCGCTGAATCAGGCGAGCGACTAAACAAGGCCGCCATGATCAGAACAGCACGGGCGGGCCGATTGCGGGACCGTTCTCGGGGATCGATTGAATACAAACTGATGAACTGCACAACGTGGGCCCTCAAACTCGGGCTGCCTGTCGTCGTTGGATATGCTCCATATGGAAACGCGGCCGGATCGATCGGGGCCCTACTATCTCAAGCGTTCAAAGCTCAAGGCCAGACGATGGAAGCCATCGAAGATGCCGCCACCGCCCCATTGAAGGCCCTCGATAACCAGACCGAGTACGCAGAGCATCTGCCCTCCAAGTCCTGACAAGCCCCAACTGGAGAAACACAATGCAACACGCTCGAATATACAACACGGTGAACGACCAGTACCGTAGGCTCCGGGATCGAAATGGGGACTACAGCATGGAATGCTTGCCCGATGCCCTGATCCGGGAGCAGGGATTCCAAATGGCTTGCATCGACACCGATACCGAGTACCGCATCAACTACATCCAACTGCTGGATGGCTCATGGTGGTGGAACACCGATGGGTGTGATGTGCTCTACGGTCCATTTCCCCTCAAGAGCGATGCCATCATCGACGCCACCTGAGCCCCTTTCCAACTGGAGAAACATCATGCCCATCATCGACATCATCCTCACATTTCTATTCATCCTTGGAGCCATCGCGGCCTTGAAGTACATCGATACCTTCACGGCCCTACACTCTGAGATCAACGACACTGCTCGGCACGAGTCCGAAGCGAAGTGAACCATTCAACCTGGAGAAACAAGAAATGCAAATATACAGCGATCCATCCCGAGCCGATAACACTTGGACACTTCCAGATGTGGAAGTATTCCACGTCTCACCTGCGGAGGCGATCTACAACCAGCAGAATGACGACCACGCCGATGAATATACAATCGTCGAGCCGGGATACTATTGGTGGACATGTCTCCCCGGATGCATGCCGGATTCGTCACCATTCGGCCCCTATCCCACTGAGGCTGCTGCTATCGAAGCAGCGCAGGATATCAACTGAAACCCCATTCAAACTGGAGAAACAGGAAATGGAACGTATTACCAAGAAGCACCTCGAAACGAGAATCGAACTCCTCAATGAGATGACCGGCCAGCCTATGGGGGCGTACGCCAAGGATGACGCCGGGGAGTACCTTCGACTCAATGGGTGTCTTGTGCCCTGTGGTGGACATTATCATCTGAACTGGGCATATGGTGGCGTTGGAGTCGATCAGATGTCCTCCGGTGCATATTGTCGCTGCTGCTCCTCATGATCGAAACGGAAACCCAAGGCGAGTGTCGGTCCAGATTAGCCCCACACAGGGCATTATCGAGACGGCCGATCATGGATATAGAGGCGCGCCAAAGCATTACAGCTATGAAGCGATGCGGGTGCATGTATCAGCGACGGAATACAAGGAACTCGTCGCCATGGACACCCCGGACTAACCAAGACCCGCAACACCGCGCCCTACGGGGCGTGGACTTGCTAGCCTATGGTGGCTTGCTCAACCTGGAGAAACCTATGAAACCTAATGCAACACTTCCAACATGGACACGGCCTGATTCATACATGGGCCGGGACTGGCACGGGTGGCTTATCGCGCCTGTATCACGTCATCGTGACTCCGATATCCTTACACTTTCCAACTGGGATGTAGTCGTGTCCCACCTTGACGACCTTATGGAATCCGATGCTGGCCTATCTGGCGACTGGATCGACCCGTATACAGGCGAAGAATGCGGACCCTTTGAGATAGTGCGCGAGCGACACTGCCTAGTCGGTTGGGTAGAATGGATTGCCATACATCCTGATGCGGCTGTATTGCTCCAGTACGCGCTTGAAGTATCCGAAGCCCTTGAAGCGTATCCGATACTTGATGCGAACCATTTCTGCGCAGCGGAGGAGGAGGCCGCATATGACGCCTTCAAGCATGAAGCGGACGATTTCCGCGAGCGTGTGCTTGAACGCTTCCCCGCCCTACGTGCACGCCTTGAGGCCTTAGACACTCGCGACCTATGGGCTCTGTACATGGCTGCGGATCTTCCCGAGCCCTATACATCAGATAATGGAGGTACGTACGTCCGTATTGAATGGGCAGCCGATGCCCTTGATGCCGATGTTATTAATGCCGCCCTTGCCCCTATTCATTGACACCTTTACATCTGGAGAAACACATGAAACACCGCGAAATGACCGTATCAAACTGCAACGACTGGAAGACTCACACACCGGGACCGTGGGAGCATAAGGACGGGATTATACATGGCGAGGGCTTGTACGTCGCCGTCTTGACGCCCCCCCAGTTTGAAGAGGAGGTCGCCATGAAGGCAGCAGACGCCCGCCTGATCGCAGCTGCTCCTGACTTAGTGCTCGCGCTTCAAGCCATGCTCTGCCAGTTCCAAGATCACGAGCAGTACGATCGGGAGGGGGCTGATGCTGCTGCTATCAATATTGCCCGTGCCGCGATTGCCAAGACCGAATCAGGAGGTGACGCTTGAATAAGCCAAGACCCTTATCAAACGACCTTACCGACCAAGGAAAGTACCAACTCGCCCACGGCGAGCCCCACGGCGAGCCCCACGGCGAGCCCAGTACAACGCATACTCCTGGGCCTTGGAGCCCCGGCGGCCGGTGCGGCAGTATGCAGCCCGATAGCGTGATGAAATACAACGGCCAGCCATATCAGGAAATCACCCGCGTACAGGTAACCACGTCGGACGGTTTCATCAAGCACATTGCCCACGTATTTCAAGGCGAGGGCGGCGTTGGTAGTCCGCAAGCGTTAGAGGAGCAGGCTGCTAATATCGCTTTAATATGCGCCGCCCCTGATCTACTGGAGGCGTTGATGGAGGTCTACAAGTGGGGTCAGCGTTCGGAGCATGAGCGGCAGCAGAGTAGCCCAGTCCTGAAGGACTATCTGAGGCAAGCCGCCGAAGCAGCCCGAGCCGCAATCGCCAAGGCGACAGGAGGTGAAGCGTGAGAAATCCGAAAACACTTCGGGAGGCAAGGCTCGATCCAAGGGTAGAAACACTATGGGAAGATTTGGATGATGACTTTGTTCGCCAACATGCGTTTGCGTTGAAAGAGGGGTTTGAGTTTGAGTCTCGCCAAACCGAGTCTGTAGCCCATGAACGTAGAACCATCCGATGCTACACGGTTGCCGAAGTAATCAACGAGTTTGGGAACATTGTTCAATCAGGAGGCACTGAATGACTCCTCAAGACCTCCAAGACCTAACGGCCCACGATGTCTACCAGATCCTCAAGCACTGGGAGGATCGAATCATCGTATTCGTCGGTATGGACGATCGTCGATGCCTTACTCCTTCGATCGAGTGCATATCAATGAATGGGGACGTGCCCCAGATCAATACCGTAGACCCTTATCACCTGGAGAAATCATCTAATGGATAAGCCCACGAAACCTTCACAAGCCGAGCGGGACGCTGTGCCCTTGCGGGATCTACGGAACTACCAAGCCCATCAGCGGGACTTCGCCGATCACATGGCGGGGCAGGGCGAGGCCCCACTGCCTCGTGATGTCATCAAGATCATCCATAACGACGGCACGGTCGAGATACAGGACTACCGCCAGAAGCAGGAGCCCACTTCATGAGCAATCAGATACCAGAGCAGACCTATATCGAAACGCTGACGATGGTACGTAATCGCCTTGGCACCTTATTGGACTACGTAGCGGCCCAGCACCACGTAGGCGCAGGCAAGAAGCAGGACGAGGCGTGGGTGATCTCAGGCAAGGTGCTAGTGCAGGCTGCTGAGATGCAGAAGCGTACTCGGCTCAAGAAGATACCGGGGGGTGGCTCTTGATTACTGTGCTGGCCCTCATCGGAGCCGGAACTCTGGCCTGTATGATTATTGGTATACTGTTACCTGATACATAACTTTGGTTTCTCCTGAGCCCCCGCCCTTCTGGTTTACTGGATCGGCGGGGGCTCTTTGTTGCCAAATATCCTTATCACCTTATTATCCTGGAGAAACTCGAATGAACATACGAGCCGATGGCCGTACCTTTCAGGCTACCGTAGTCCACAAGGGCGTGCGGAAGCGTAGACGCTTTGGAACCTTTGAAGACGCTGAGATATGGGCTGCACAGGCGAAGGCTGACTTAGTGGCTGGCCGTCTCCCTGACATGGGGGACACTCCCCAGCGAGCGGAGCCCGGCAAGCCCAAGACCCTTGGCGAGATTGTCGAGTACACGTATCGCAATCACTGGGGCGGGCAGAAGTCTGGGGCGGACAGCCACCGGAATGCCTTGAAGTGCTGTGATATCTTGGGAGCCCATACGCCTATTAAGTCGGTGGACTTGTTCATGATTGACCGGCTGACGTTAGGGCTTCAGGCCGAGGGGCTTGGGAATGGGACAATCAATCGAAAGTTAGCGGCGTTGTCTAAGTGCCTGACGATTGCCAAGGACTTAGGGATCATTGATTCTAAGCCCAAGGTCACGAAGCGTACCGAGAAGGTGGGGCGTATTCGATGGTTTACCGACGATGAGCTTCGGGAGATGACGGCATACTTCAATCATTTGGGGCATTCAGACTTTGCTCATTGGGTGAGGTTTCAAGCGGACACGGGCTTCAGGTGTGGGGAGACTCGCAGTCTTGAGTGGCAGGATATCCAAGGGGACTTTGTGATCTTGCCAGACTCCAAGTCTGGATCACCTCGTGGCGTCCCGATGACCAAGGCAGCCCGTGCTGCTGTGGACGCTATGCGGGTTCACAAGCAAGGGCCTTTCAAGTGGGCAACTGCGGGGCATATCCGCAACTGGTGGGATAGACTTCGGTTGCATATGGAATGGGCTAACGATAAGGAGGCCGTGCCTCATGCTTTACGTCATACGTTCTGCTCCAGGTTAGTGCAGCGTGGTGTTCCCATCCTCACCGTGAAGGAGTTAGCCGGGCATTTGTCCCTTGAGACCACGCTTCGGTACGCTCACCTCGCCCCCCATAACTTAGTGGACGCGGTGAACTTGTTGGAGCCCAGCGGACCCGCTAGTCTTTCGCTTGCCAATGTGGTATGGGCTTGAGGCAGACCCAAGCGAGCGTGGCGGAACTGGTATACGCAGCAGACTTAAAATCTGCCCCCACACAATGGGATGCGGGTTCGACTCCCGCCGCTCGCACCACTTGCATCAGACTTAAAATCCCTCTAGTATCCATCCACAGCGACAAGTCTTTCTTCTTCTCTCAGAACCCAAGGGCTCCGGCCTTTGGGTTTCTGTTTGGTATAAACTATCCACTAAGGCAAGGGACTTTGCCGATTAGGTAGGTGTGGCAGATTTGCTGCCGCGTTTCAGGGACGAAACGAGAACATGCGACAATCTGATTTAGAGCGAGAGATGCGAGATACCGGGATCGAGCGGTATTGGAAGAAGGTCGATCGCGTTGCTCATATCGGCATGGAGACCCAGCACCCTGTAGGGCGTCGGCTCCTTACGGAATCTGTGAGCTTATTGGCTGAAGCTGTTAAGGGCTGGAAGCGAATGGTGACGCAGAAGCCTGTGGGCCAGAGGAGTGCTGCGTATCCTTACATCGACAGCTTGCCGGTAGATATGATCGCAGCCATTGCTGCCCGGACAGTGCTTGACTCGATCTCCATGCACGAGACGCTGACGAAAGCGGCGTTCAAAGTAGTCAGCATGGTTGAGGACGAGGTGAGATGGCGAGACCTTAAGGCCAAGGAGCCCCACCTCTGGCAGGATCAACTCAAGAAGATTAAGAGGATACCTGGATACACCACGAAACGAAGGTTCCTCCAGAACACTGAGAAGTTCACCAAGCAGAACTTTAAGAAGTGGCCGACCAATGATCGCGTAAAGGTCGGCATGGTGTTGATTGAGTTGATGCACCAAGCTACTGGTCTGATTGATATCACAACACGTACCGGCCTACTGGGCAAGCGGGTTACTTACGTTCACGCTACGGATGCCTTGATGGAGTGGATGAAGGGGGCACACAAGTATGCCGAAGACTTGTCGCCGATGTACCTACCTATGGTGGAGCGACCGGCAGACTGGACTGACGTCTACACTGGGGGCTACCTCACCGAGAACGTAGTGCCTCGGCCTTTAATCAAGACGCGGGACAAAACGCACCTCGAAGAGCTTGATGCCCTTGAGCTTTACTCCACGAAAGCAACGGTCAATCAACTACAACGAGTGCCGTGGATTATTAACGAGCACATCCTTGAGACGATGACGTACTGCTGGGAGGCTGACATCGAGATCGGTGGGCTTCCCTCGGCAAGTGGGCAACCAATGCCCACAAAGCCTGTAGACATCGAGACAAACGCTGACGCTCGCCGCAAGTGGCGGAAGTTAGCGGCCCGGATTCGTTTCGAGAATGAGGCGGAAGCATCTAAGCGGCTTCAGCTCACCAAGATTTTGTGGATGGCGAACAAGTTTCGTAACGAAGAGATTTACTTCCCTTGGTACTGTGACTTTCGGGGCCGAAAATATCCACGGGTTTATTTCCTACAGCCACAGGGAAGCGACGAAGCTCGCTCACTGTTGATGGCGGCTGAGGGGAAGCCTATTGACACTGATGAGGCTGAGAAGTGGCTGGCAGTCCATGGGGCAAACGTTGCTGGGGAGGACAAGTGCACACTAGACGAGCGGCAGCAATGGGTGCACGCCAACCGGGATATGATTGAAGCTATTAGTGCAGACCCCTGCGGCACTACATCGTTGTGGGGCAAGGTCGATAAGCCGTGGGCTTTCTTGGCGTTCTGTAAAGACTGGGCTGCATATATGAGGGTGGGGCGTGGTTATGTTTCCCACCTGCCTTGTGCGATTGATGGCTCATCGAATGGTCTGCAACTTTATTCCTTGCTCATGCTTGACCCGGTGGGAGCAGCAGCCACGAACGTATTGCCTAACGACCGGCCCCGCGACATCTACCAAGACGTAGCGGACGGAACGATCGCACGCCTTAAGGCTTCGGATCATCCAATGGCCCAGGTGTGGCTTGACTTCGGCGTTACTCGCAAGGCTACCAAACGCCCGTGTATGGTTATTCCATACAGCGGCACCCTGCACTCGTGCACGACCTACATCATTGAGTGGTTTAATGACGAGCGGAAGAAGCGGCAGATAGAAAACCCCTTTGGATGGGAGGAAGTCTTTCAGCCCTGTGCTTTCCTTAGTCGGCTTGTTTGGGATGCTATTGGTGATGTTGTGGGTGAGGCTCGTAAAGCTATGGCGTGGCTTCAAGAGGTCTCAAACATCTGTATTAGTGAAGGTGTGTCTATCCTGTGGACAACTCCCACTGGCTTTATGGTCAAGCAAGCTTACGAGACATGGGCGGGGCAGTCTGTTCGCACGGTTATCGGCGACGTTATTCGTCAGCACCGCGTTCGGGTAGGCACCGGGAAACTAGGTAAAGCTAAGAACCGTAACGGTATAGCACCAAATGTGATTCATTCGCTTGATAAATCCATTGGGGAGATGGCGACACTTATGAACTCGTCAATGGGCATGACGTTTCAAACAACTATCCACGACGCTTTCTTATGCCTTGCTGCTGACATGGGCACTATGCGTACCAATGTG